GTTGCTGTCCTATGGTTAAAGCCATTAAAAAATCCACCCGAAGATGACCTTTGTGATAGCAATAAAAAAGGCCGCAAGAATATGCGGCCTTTGATTACTGTAAGTTAACAGATTAAACACAACTCTCAGGAGCCACCTGGAAGAGTTATACTTAACCGGATAACTGGCAACCGCTGCCTTATACTGGTATTGGCTGGCAGAGGTAAAACAAGAGTAGTTTGTTTTATTTTATCCACATTGATATATCAACGATGATGGCAGTTATTCTTATAAATAGAGAATTGTTTAATCATTCGACTACAAAGGCAGCATTATATCCTGTCAATACTGGGTTATTTTCATGAGGTATACCAGTTTTTAACGTCTGGTTACGCTGCGTTGATACATGAAATCTTTTTCTTCAGTACCATGAGTATGCGATATATGTCCGTATATTCCCTTGTAAGACATTTTTTGTGCTCTTTATTACACCCCGCAGGTCGACACCGTAACCGTCTGCGGGGATTTTTTATTTGTACTGCGTCCGGATGTACTCCTGCAAATACTTCAGTTTTTCCTGATCGCTGATGATTCCGGCGCGGATATCGAGAACGTTTTGTCCAGCAACTGGAGAGAGTTCGACGGTGGCAGCATTGCCCACACGGCGGGTACTGGCGGTTTTGGTTGTGGTTGGCACTGTACAGCGTCCTTCGACACGCACCCGGCCACCAGCAGCAAGGCGGCGCTGCAAATCAGTATTCCTGGTCTGTGCATCAGCTAGTTCCTTCGTGTATTTTGCATCGAGGGCGGCAATGTCACGCTGGCGCTTCGTCATGTCGGTAATTGTCGCGTTCGCCAGTGTCAGCTTGTGGGTAGCGGTGTCGCGCTGGTCCTTGTAAGTGATAGCGTTATTGCGGTAGTGATTTGCCAGCCGACCGGCAACAATTAGAGAGACGAGCAACAGGCCAATAAACATCGTTTTCCAGTTGAACATCATGACAGGAACAGAGCACGCTCCGCCTCACGCCGACGGGTAAGCCCGTTCAGTACTTTGCCACCAGCCTTATTCCAGCGCAGGAACTCATCAGCGGCGCCAGCGTAATCACCAGCGTTTAGCTTCCGCAGTAGAGTTGATGTGGATAATGTCCGGGCTCCGAGGTTGTACGCGAACGACACCAGCGCATCAAACTGGCCTTGCGTCAACTTGACCTTAACCAGTTTGGACACATCATTTTCATAACCGACTAAACCAGTTTTAAGCAAGCGCTCGGCAGTAGCCTCGTCAATCATCATTCCGGGCTTAACTGGCTTACCGTCAACAGAGTGGGTCCAGCCATAACCAATCGTCCAGGGCTCTCCCCCCGTTCCCGGGTCCGGATAAGCTGTCAGGCTACAACCTTCAAACTCTTTGATTAGGGTAATGCCTTTTTCACTGATTCTCATCATTAACCCCTGCACGTTTTTTGAGTGCGCTAATTGCGATTTCGCGCAGCTTGTCCACACCGACAAAGCCAATAATTCCGCCAACGAAAGGCGAAATGGAAACCGGCAGGCCTACCACATCAAGCGCACTGGTGACACATAAGGAAAGAGCGCCACACAGGACGCCCTCAAGCCATTTATTTTTACGGGTGGCGCCGTCGTATATCAGTCGGCCGTAGGCAATGAGTCCGGCCATTAACGCCCCAAGTATCTGGGGCCACGCATTTTTGAGTCCGGTCAAAACCGCAGCCCAGAATTCAGGAGTCTTGTCATTCATTTTCATAAGCCTCACCTCCGATAGTTCGGATGGTGCAGTGTGAAGTAGGAAGGCCGCCCGGTGGATTAACGACAAAACTCAGAGGGATTATTCCGGACGGCACAAACAGAAAAGCCCCGGCAATCACCGAGGCTTAAATTGTTGCCGGTTACCGCTCCGGCGCGATCAGCAAAAGCTATCGCGGTATCAGATTGTGGTCCTGCCCGTGTGAGCTTTGCGGTCGGCTGGAACATGTAGACTCCGCATCACTCCCCGCACTTTGTCTTATTGGCGTCGGGAATCCATAAAAGAAAACCCCGCCGAGGCGAGGTTCTTAATTCTTGTAACGTCACAGGCGTAATAACCCATCGTTGGAATCAGGTTAGCCATTTTCCGTTAATTTTGCAATAGCTAAATTATTTTGGTCATCGAGTCACGTTTCCCAGAACCTTTTCTGCATACGATTCCTCAATATGGCAATGCTCCACCAGTCGATCGAAAAACAGTTTATAGTTGTACCGCCATACCATTTCCGTTACTCCTAGTGCTTTAAAAATCTCGGTATCTTTGAGACGTGGGTAGCCTCTTCCCTTGCATCTTGGGCATTTTTTATAAACCGGCACGCCCTGCAACTCAGATTTTTTCTTATCGAGAATTTCTCCGCGTCCCCGGCAACGACATTCATTTTTCACATGGCCTTTGCCATCACACGCCTTACACACTACACGCACCTGCTCACGAACTGATTTCCACACCTCCCAGTCGGACGGAGAAATACCTTTCGTATCTTTTACCCATTTTGGTGGCTTACCATCCGGGTAAGTAACCTTGTTCGTGAAAACCTCAGCATCAATTAATTTAGCACCATGACAGCTACTGCACGTCACCAGGCTGGCCGCACTGAGGGAATAATCGCGAAATACATAACGCGCCATAGTGTCGAGAAATTTTGAACGCTTACCCTCTTCCATTTTCCGTAATGCCCCATGCCGTTCTGCACGCTGCTCTGCTAATTGCCTGATGTAGGCGATGATATTTTCAGAAGATAAAACCCCGGCTTTTGCCAGATACAATTCAATACCCACTGCGGCTTTTGCAGTAAGTAGCCCGAGAGATGCCATTACGTCAGTAATAGTCAGCGTATCAGACGTTATTCCGCATGGTACTGCGCCGGGCATCATGGATTTAGGTGAAAAATATTTCGGTAAGGACTCAAGATTCATTTCGATGCTCCCGTTTTGCTTCAATGCGGACGTAATTACGAAGAATGCGGTATGCCACAGGAAAAGATCCCCGGTATCGATAAATTCGGAGACGTAACCAGCGCATGCGGAGTACCTCGATCAGTTCTGGTTTCATGCCGCCTCCAGCTTTTTTAGCGCACGCAGATCCGCCAGAGCCGCGAGCCTGATTTCCTTCAGCTCCTCGACCGTCCAGCGGTGCGGGGTGTTATTGTTCTCGAGTGCCAGCACCGCCGCCTCACCGTAACGCTCAACCAGCGCGGCACGATATGCTTCGATGTTCCCTGATTTGTAGACGTTGCAGACATCACACTGAAGATGGATGTTGAAGCGAGTAAAGCGCAGATGCCCGGCGGCGGCCGTACTCCTGTAATGGCCTGCATGCCATGCGAACGCCGTCTTCGTTCCACAGGAGATGCAACCGAGTCCTTCTGCCAGTTCGGTTTCACGGCAAATGTCATTTACGGCGCGCTGCGTCAAGTCAATCCAGTGCTTCAGCGGCTTAACCGCGGCTTTCCGCTGGCGCCAGGCGGCGCGTTCTTTTTTCTCAGCGGCGCGCTGAAGGGATTGCGCCTTACGTTGCGCGGCTTCGCGAGCTTTTCTGGTCTGTTCTTTGCCGACGGTGCTGGCGCACTGGTACGAGCAAACGATCTGCCCCTCGCGTATCGGGTGAAACCACTGGCGGCATTCTTTGTTTGCGCACTTACGGCGCGGTAATTTAGCCATGTTCACCCCCAGACCTTTTGGCGTAAGGATTTTGGCGTCCGCACCCGGTGTGCATATTCAGGTAATTTCGCGCTGACAGTCCAGGTAATGAAGTCAGGGTTCAGGCTCTTTTCTGTCCTTACGCCCCGCTTCTGATAATCCGATATCAGCGTGTCGGCCTGCTCGGTTGTGCAGTCGTGATGATGGAACCAGGAGTATTTCATCGCCATCACCCCGCAAAGCTCATTAGCTGGGCGGCGGCGTTCTCCGCCTCGCGCTGAGTACGAAATGTACGTGATAAAATCCACCGCCAGAGCACATCAAGCGCGGATTTATACAACTGCTGAAATTCGACCTCATCCATGCTGGAAAAAGCGATGCTGCGGGGATGTTTGCGAAGGGTGCCGTCCGGTAACTGGATGGCGTCATAGTGACCAGCCTCAACCGTCACCCATGCGCGGTAGGCATCGAATGATTTACACAGGCTAATCCCGTTTGTTAGCCGGCGGTTTGCAATCTGTTCCAGATACTGTTCAGCCGCATCCAGTAATGCGCCCTCATTCCCGCCATATGCAGCGAGAAACTTTGCATAACCGTTTACCAGTTTGCGCTCATTGGCAGAAATGGCGCCGCCGGTGGGTTCCCAGTATTCAAACCCAAGATTAAGCAACGCGAAAAAGCGGCGATGGAATGCAGGATTCCTAACCTGACGGAACTCAGCCACCAGCACGGCACCGAGTTTAATTTTTGATTGCAGAATTTCGCTGGTCTCCGGCGTAGCGGGGATCAGAATTCCAGATGACTGCTTGATGAGTTGTAATTCGTGCGCCATGGTATTCTCCGTGGCGCAGAAGGTTAACGGTTGTTCAGGCCGTTGATTTCATATTATCAGAAGGTGGTGTTACCCGGTAGCCGAGACGGCGAATAAAATGCATAAAACCGTTGGGAGTAAAAACTTCTTCATCATCCAGCAAAGGACGCATAGATACCATGCCATTTACACGATAGATAAGATGCCTGCCTGATGATGGAAAGCTAAACACCACGCAGCCATCAGATCTTCTTACAATGTCATACCAGCTATCTTCTGACTTTTGCAAAGCTGAATTACTCAATTTTTGTTCTCCCTTCAGGCGATGTACAGACGCGGTTAAAAATTGTCGGCAGCAGCATCAAAGGGATACGCAAATTGCGGTATTCTGAAAAATGCGCGCCAGCATTAAGCGCAATGTTAATAAAACCAGTCGTCAGCGCTCTCCCTGGTCTCCTGGAGGATTTTTTCAACTTTCTTTTTGTCGTCCTTTTCAGCGCCATAAACGCTTAGGCCGTCAGACCCGGCGCGACGAATAACCAAGCTGCAACCTTCATACTGATCATTGAGCCTCTTAAGCAGTTCTTTCTCAAGTGCCGCTTCCGCGCCTTCGGGAAGTTTCTTTGTGCGATCAATGGTTAATTCAATTTTCATAGTAGCCCCCATTGCATACACTGTATTTTTATACAGTATACCTGTACGGAAAAATGATCAACGGTTTAATAGCACTAATTGCTAATTATTATGTCAGCAGGTTAAAAATAAACCCGCCGTAGCGGGTTGAATACTATGGTGTTTTCAGGCAGCGATTTCTTTTGACTGGCAAAGCTCGGGCAAACTGGCGCGCACCAGTACCTCATTCATCAGGGTCATCCGCTAGATAACAAGCAAGCAAAAATTGCAATAATGCTTGCTGATAAATTTTTCTCAAACGATAATTACTTCATCAATTATCCAAGGAGTCCATTATGTCCATTGAAGATGAATCCCCACAAGCTAAGGGTGGAAAAGCTCGTGCAGAAAAAATGACTGCAGATGAACGTAAAGAAGTTGCTCAGTTTGCGGCCAACAAGCGCTGGCAAAGGATCAAAACTAACCTTCCCTCTACCCAGCTCGAAGGTGTTCTAAAAATCAATGACACTGAACTGGAGGTAGCTGTACTCAGCAATGGGAAGCGAATAATATCCCAATCATCCGTTTTTAAAGCATTAGGGCGACCAAGTCGAGGCGTGAGAGCCACGCTGGATGGTGAGATCATACTACCTGCGTTTATGGATGCCGCTAACCTTATTCCTTATATTAATCAAGAACTTATGGGGGTGATCAAACGAGAGCGATATTTAGACAATTCAGGATCTGAGCTTGAGGGGTATGATGCTTCAATACTTCCTCTGGTATGCGATGCTTATTTAAAAGCCAGACAGGATGGTGCGCTAAAAGCAAACCAGATGGATACAGCTCAAAAAGCAGAAATCTTAGTCCGTTCACTTGCAAAAGTTGGTATTATCGCCCTAGTTGATGAGGCGACAGGCTATCAAGAAATTCGTCCTAAAGATGCTTTACAAGCCTATTTAGACAAAATAATCAGTAAGGAACTTTCTGCGTGGGCTAAAAAATTTCCTGACGAGTTTTACGAAAATATTTACAAGCTGAAAAATTGGCCTTGGGCTGGTATGAGTAAGAATCGGTTTAGCGTAGTTGCCCATTACACTAGGGATCTTGTGTATGAACGTCTCGGCGACGCTATTCTTCAGGAGCTTGAGAAAAAAACACCAAAACAAATGAATGGACAGCGAAAAAACAAAATGCATCAATGGCTTACTGATGATGTCGGCAACCCTATGCTATCCCAGCATTTGCATTCTTTAATTATGGTTCAGCGATTAGCCATCGCCAATGGGTACGGATGGAACAGGTTTATTAAAATGGTTGATCAAGTCATGCCACGCAAGGGTGGGACTTTTGAGCTTGAACTTAACGATACTTCACTTGATTAATTCTTCCAATATTCACGCCCAAACTGTCATACAAATTGGGCGTTAATGTCCCCCTTAATACTCTTAACGCTTTTTTGTTTAAGGATGATTTCTGATCGGATAAAAGAATGTTTCTTTCATCTGCACAGCATATGTTCATAGTCACCGGAATTATCTCCAACCACTTATGGTTAATGTGATGTTGCAGACGCGGCAGGTGGTTAGCAGGGAGATCAGCGGCGTTCTCAACCTGAGAAAAACCACCTATTCCCCTGCCATTTAGACTGTTTCCAAACCACGACCATTTCGCCCTTATGCCCCCTTCCTGCTGAAACACAATTCAGGCAATAAATAACCCGCACAAGGCGGGCTTGTAAAAGTAACTTGAAATTATTTATAAGTAAAACCGTACCTCATTAATTTCATATACTCTTCGCTAGTTTTTTTGCATTTATCCTTGTCTTTTAACGCCTTCGCGGTGCAGGCTGCTTCTGAATATCCGATACCTGTAGCATTAAGAAGCATAATCTTAATAGACTTCTCACAAAGCTCTTGTGCTTCATGGTTTGCCGGATTGAAACATGTCGACTCAGTCATTCGTTTAAAATCTATTACATCAGAGTTGCTATCCGCAAAAACAGAACAACTGACTATCAAAAGTAACGTACACAAAAATTTCATTTATTCCTTTCCTTTTTATAAACAGGGTTATTCGCTTTTAGTCACTCAAAGCTTTTCCCTCGATAGTATCTGACTCTTTACATAAAATACTCTCGCAGTGTTCTGGTTGCTCTCTCGCTACCTGCTCAGCTACAACCGGCATGTTCAGACGTTCTTTGTAGGCCACTCCGGAGGCAGCAAGGTCAACGTTAGTCCTGTCGCGTTCTTCCTGAGGTAGCCTTGCAATGTTTCTGGCTGTCATACATCACCTTTCTTCTTTCTGCGTGGGATGGAATATGCTGTTTTGGAAAAAGAATTTGTCACAACAAACCCCGGATCGACATAGCGTTCAAATATTTCCATATTCCCTGGGATTGCACTCTCAGGAATGGATTTTCTTTCGATGTCGACCTTCCAGCGCTTAAGCAGCGCCTTAGCCTGTGCTTCTGTTAATGGGATATTGCGTTCCTTAGCAACAGCTATTAACTGCTTAACCGTTGGTAGCTTTATGTGGTCTGGGTTTGTCATTTCGAATTTGCTAGAACCATCTGTTGAGAGCCATGATTTTATCATAGCCCTCTTACTAAATTTTAGTACTTGGCCAGCGTGAACTTAACTGCTGGATTTCATCAGGATATCCTGCTGCGGCGCGTCTGGCAGTGGCATCCATCCGATCACCTCATCCAGATGAAAATCCATTCCCGATGGTTCGATAAACCGGTCAGCAATTAATAGCGCTTGCAGAACATTGTCATACACAGTGGCTATCAACACATCGGTCTGAATATCAGGCATTCGCTCACTACAGCTTATCCAGCCACCCGGAATTACCGGAGAGCTGCCAGAAAGCGGGATGTACTTAACTCCCCAGGCCTCTATGTGCTTCTCTGCGGCTTCCAGTCTATTCAGTAGTGCATTAATCGTGCTGGAGGCTTCCAGTGCCAAATCAGTTATTGGTCGTTCAAATTCTATTTCTGTGCCGTTTTCGTTGGTTGAGGTTACAGCGAACAAATCACACTCAATTTCATTGTTAGCGAGTTCATACAGTTGATTTGCGATATCAAATGCGTTTTCAATGCACAGCGCCTGTTTGTCGATGTTCATGCTGCACCTCCAAAAATCCATTGGTTACCTGCGTGCGCCTGGAATTTGCAGGACGTGTCAGGCATAACCAACTCATGAACCACTTCGCCTGTTTCAACAAAGTAGTAGTTGCTGTCTGTAACGTTGTTGATGAAGAATGCCTCGCGCTCACGCCCTGACATCTCACCGAGAATACGCTGCACCTTTTTGGTGATTGGTCGGCAATCAGGTTCTATGCCAGCCAGTTTTGCCGCCGCGTAGTTGTGGTGGCCATCCATCAGGATGGTGTATTGCTGCCCACGCAGAACTATCGGGTAAACAGATACGATAAAACGCTTAAATCTTGCCGCTCTGTCGTTTACCTTTGCCTTGTCGAGGTAGCGCTGACTGCTGATAAGCGGACCTTTGATGTTGCTCATTGGCCCTTTATCGGTGATTACTTTTTCAATATCTAATGCAGTTATCATGATCTGACTCCCTTTAGTCCGAATTTGGCCCGAATTTCTGCAATCTTCGCGAGGTTTTGCGCGCGGTTTAGTGGTCTGCCACCAAGAACAGGAAGCTGCTTAACTGGCTCCGGGATCACCTCTCCACGGTTTATCCTGGTAACCATGTGGTTGAGTTCTTCGACTGCCTTGCGGCGCAACTCGGTATCACTAAGAGCGTTAGCTCGCATGTTTGAGTACAGTGTGGTGACAAGCCAGTAATGGGCTTTGGATTCCCATGGATATGATTCTGCATCCGGGTATAAACCACGCGTGCGGCAATACTGGTAAACCATATCGACCAGTTCATTGGCATCAGGAAGCCCGGCAGCAGTTGCCAATTCAGCCTTACACCATGCGACAAACTGGCCTGGAGACGGAAGAAACGGACGTTCCTGACGGCGGGCGACACGCATTCCGGCCGCAACTTGCTCCATGGTGGTGATGTCGTTCTCACGGAAAGCCAGAACCCACTGACGCCGGATTTCGTTCATCTCAGCCTGGCTGCGATTAGCTGTGGTAGCAGGGAACGCTGCCATAAGCTGACTAAACACGTTGTTGATGACCTTAGCAACCTGCTCAACTTGCGGCTTATCGTTATGCTGTTCCGGCATGTTGTTGGCAATACGGCGCATCTGCTCACGGTCAAAATTAACCATCTGCGCAGCAATGTTTTTCATAGCTCCACTCCGTATATCCAGTCAGTGTTATTCAGGTCAAGTTTTGACTTAGAGGCAGTTGTGCCAGTCTGTTGCTTGTTGCGGTTGATATCGAGTTGAGTCCACTTTTCGCGGAGCTTTGCCGGGCTAATGACGTTGCCAGCCCAGAAGCTGTCATGGCACGCCCAGCGAAACAGCACGCACATGTCGCGATGTGTTCGTCCGTCACATTCACGCATCAGGCGTATATCGTTAGCCCATCCTGCCAGGTTAGGTTTTCTGGCTGATGGAGAAATGGTTTTTATCAGGTCAAACATCCACTCGGCAGCAGTTAGGTCTTCAGCAGTTCCCCACTTGTTGCCTCTCTGAATCGCTGCTTCGGGTTTTAGAACATGAGGTTTCTTTCTTGGCTTGTCAGAGGATTCGTCAGAATTCTCGGACGTAGATCTTTTAATATTGTCTTTTGTTAGTTTGTCTTTTGTGGTTAGCAACTTCTGCTTAGGTGCGTTAGCAACTTCCGCTAAGGTTTTCTTAGCAGGTTTAGCTAATGTTTTGCAGAATCCGTTATTTTTAGTTTGCCACTCGGAAATATGGATATTCATACCAACCCTGCGGCCTTCCTGAATCAGTACCTTCTTCCTGATCAGACTGTTTTTTGCTGTCGAGCAATGGGTATGATGCTTCTGAATCATCTCCTCTAACTGCTCGTTGCTGATCCAGTCCATTTTCTTGTTGTATCCATACGTTTTGCGCCATACGGCCATCAGGATGCACAGCTCAGTCTCCGGCAAACCAGAACACATCACGGCATCCAGAAGTTCATTTGCCAGGCGCGTATAGCCATCATCGAGATCTGCCACGCGCGGCTCCTTAGGTGCCACGTCAGGCACAGGAAAATTGATTACTTCGGCAGTGTTTGCCATAATTACTCCTGTGAATTGATCCAGTTAATTCCACCAGAAAGCCGTTGGTGACCCCTCACCGCGGCTTTCGCCTTTTTGGTTGCTGCCATTTTCAGTCCCACCCCAGCGCATCCGGCCTGGCTCGTTCAGCCTTTAGCCCGGCATCAGCGAGAATCTCTACGGCTGTGAGATAGTTTCTGGATACCAGTACCGCCTCCGGTGGCGCGGCCTGAATCCCAAGAAAAGCCAGCTCTTTCGCCATGTTGCAGAAATATCCCTCAGCTTTACGTCTGCTGACTGTCGACTCACTGATGCCCATATGCTCGGCGTATGATTTCTGCCCTACTGATGCAAGCCGGTTGAGCAGGACACTCTCTATCTCAATCGGGTTGATTTCTGGTGGGTCTAACTTTCGTGCAATTGCGTTCTCCATGGGTAAATATCCTCTATGGTTATTTGGCTGACGCCTCTTGGCTTGGTAAGCCATCGGTTGGGTTTGGGTAGATATCAGGGCGCAGTTCGTGAGGTGTGATGCCCGTTATCTTGAAAATCGGTAATACGCGGCCTGGTGGGACAGCACCGTTGTAACGTGTCTTCCAGCGGCTTACCGACATGGGTTTAATACCCAGTAAGGCTGCAAGATTGCTGGCATTACCTGCTTTTTTGATGGCTTTCTCTAATCCGTTCATGATGGTCTCCAAAAGATACACGAACAAATTAAGCCTTAGACTTAAAATTAAATCAAGTCCCAGGCGAATTTCATTTTATAAGCAAAAGGCTTATTCTTCTGACATGACAGCGAAAAAATTACTTAACCCGATTCTTGTAGAGCGCCTGACAGAGTTAACGCGCCGCGGGATGACAAAATCTGATATGGCCAGGGTTGCGGGAATAACGCCGCAGTCCGTTAATGGCTGGTTCAAGAAAGGTGCCATGAGCAAGGAGTCAGCGCTCGCTGTAGCGGATGCTGCTGGTGTATCAGTACCATGGCTATTAGGTGAAGAGGTTAGCGAGCAGAATGGATTAAAGCCAGACGAGCAGCGATTGCTTGAGCTATATCGTCAGCTACCAGAGGAGGAGCAGCAGAACATGATGCGGATTTTCTCACTGCGCTTGAAAGAGTTGGACGAGTTGTATGCGAAGTACATGAACCGCCGGATTAAGACAGATCAGTAATATAATCAAAAAATTAAATTCTTGCTCATGAGAAAAAACAACCACCAAACAAATCACCCGCAAGTTAAAAGGCTCAATGAAATTGTTGAGCAGAAAGGCCTTACCAAAGCAGAGATTTCACGGATATGCAACGTAAGTAAACAAGCAGTCAATGCTTGGTTCGCTCGCGGAACAATAGGGAAGCCATCTGCGATTAAGCTTTCTGAGGCTTTAGGCGTGAGCTTAGCTTGGGTACTTGGGCAAGATGTAGCCTTAGAAAGCGATTTATCCGTTACAGATAAACAAATGTTACACCTTTTCCGCCAGTTACCTGATGAGGATCAGCAAGACATCATGCAAGTAATTTCATTGCGCTTAAAAAGGCTCGATGAGATTTATGAAAAATACATGCTCAGACGCAATAAAGACGATAACCCATCCAATCTGTAACCCTCCGCTATCACCAGCAATCAATACCGGCTTATGCCGGTTTTTTATTGAAAACCCGCAACACACACTTCCTCGATGTCCGCATTACCAATATTAAGCCATAAACTTAATCTTTAACTTCGCCTTAGACTTGACATTCATTAAGTCTCAGGCTTAATATGATTCCATAGCAACAACGAACCACCCAGGCAGGACGCCCACGAAGTAGCCGTCCGGGGCATACGAAGACCGGAATGAGGTGGAAAAGTTAACGCGCAGAAGGTGATAAACGTTCCGCTGGCCGGGCGATATCGGCAGGCATGAGGATTCAGATTATGCATCACGCAAAACTACCCACTCTAAAATATGTACGTGAATTACTCGACTACAACCCTTCAAGTGGGGTCTTTACTAGGAAAATCAGTAAGGGCGGGAAGTCTGTCGGTTCAGTAGCTGGAAGCATTGATCGGGATGGTCGGAGAAGAATCACACTCAAGGGAGTGAAGTATTTCAGCTCTAGAATTGCTTGGTTATTTCTTACTGGTCAGGATCCTGGAGATGCGGAGATTGACCACATAAACAGAAATAGGTCCGATGATAGCGCCGCCAATCTCCGCATCTCAACAAGAGTACAGAACGCAAGGAACACTGGCCTGCGCAGCGACAATCAAGTTGGTGTTCAGTGTGTCGGAAGAATTGGAAAAGGTTCTGGGAAGACATTACTTCTAGCAAGAGTTGTCACTGGTTCAGTAAGGGAAAGAAAAACCTTCCCGGATACCAATGAAGGATTACAAGCAGCTCGCAAGTGGGTGCTGAGAATGAAAGAAAAGCATCACTCAGAATTTAGTTCGATGGGGGCTTTCAATGATTAGTCATCACTATGGAACCCAGACCGTTAACCGCGGTGCCGTTATGCCCGGAATGCTCGTAAAGCATCGTGAAGGCACCTGGACTGCATCAGCAAACAAACGCGGTCGCCTCTACCTGCATCGCGGCATTGAGCGCACTTACACAACCGATTTGCTGGTTGAAGTCTATTTGAACGGGTTTGGCCAAGGCCTCAGCCGGTAATAGAAACAAAGAATTTAACTGAGCTATCAGGCGGCTTTCATCGCGCAGGGGATTCTGCAAACAAAATTCAGGAGTTCAGCCATGAACGCATATCTCACTTACGACCGGATCGAGGCTCAGAACTGGACCCGGCATTACCAGCAAATCGCCAGAGAAGAGAAAGAGTCCGAACTGGCTGACGACCTGGAGAAAGGACTGTCGCTTCACATGCTGGAGTCGCTGTGTATGGACGAGTTACCGCGCCACGGCGCCAACAAAAAGGCGATCAGCCGTGCATTTGATGACGATGTCGAGTTCCAGGAGCGTGCGTCGGAGTTTGTGCGGTACATGGTTGAAGTGTTTTCCCGGCATCAAATTGATATTGAATCAGAGGAATAAGACAAATGAGCACAGCACTCGCAACACTGGCAGGAAAGCTGGCAGAACGTGTAGGAATGGATTCTGTAGATCCGCAGGAACTGATCACCACATTGCGCCAGACAGCTTTTAAAGGTGACGCCAGTGATGCGCAGTTTATTGCGCTACTGATAGTCGCCAACCAGTACGGTCTTAATCCGTGGACGAAAGAAATTTACGCCTTTCCTGATAAGCAGAACGGGATCGTCCCTGTGGTGGGTGTTGATGGCTGGTCCCGTATCATCAACGAAAACCAGCAGTTTGACGGTATGGATTTTGAGCAGGATAACGAATCATGTACATGCAGGATTTACCGTAAGGACCGTAACCATCCGATCTGCGTTACCGAATGGATGGATGAATGTCGCCGGGAACCATTCAAAACCCGTGATGGTCGTGAGATTACTGGACCGTGGCAGTCACATCCCAAACGGATGTTGCGACACAAAGCAATGATCCAGTGCGCCCGTCTTGCCTTCGGTTTCGCAGGCATCTACGACAAGGATGAGGCCGAACGCATTGTCGAAAATACCACGTATACCACAGATCGCCAGCCGGAACGCGACATCACTCCGGTTAGCGATGAAACCATGCGGGAAATTAATGATCTGCTGATCACCATGAATAAAACATGGGATGACGATCTGCTGCCGCTCTGCTCCCAAATCTTCCGCCGCGATATTGGTGCATCGTCAGATCTTACGCAAATCGAAGCAGTGAAAGCCCTCGGATTCCTGAAACAGAAAGCTGCAGAACAGAAGGTGGAAGCATGACACCAGAAATTATCCTGGCTCGTACAGGTATTGACGTTAGCAACATCGAGCAAGGTGATGACGCGTGGCACCGTCTACGCCTCGGTGTCATCACTGCTTCCGAAGTTCACAACGTCATTTCCAGGCCAAAGTCGGGCAAGAAGTGGACTGATATGAAGATGTCCTACTTTCTCACCCTTCTTGCCGAAGTTTGCACCGGCGTGGCACCGGAAGTTAACGCCAAGGCGCTGGCCTGGGGGAAACAGTATGAGGACGATGCTCGCACCCTGTTTGAGTTCACCACTGACGTGAAGGTCACCGGGTCGCCGATCCTTTTCCGTGACGAGGGCATGCGTACCGCCTGTTCTCCTGACGGCCTGTGCAGTGATGGCCGCGGTCTTGAGTTGAAGTGCCCTTTCACCTCTCGCGACTTTATGAAATTCAGGCTTGGCGGCTTCGAGGCTATCAAATCCGCCTATATGGCCCAGGTGCAATTCAGCATGTGGGTAACCGGGAGAGATGCATGGTATTTCGCGAATTATGACCCGCGCATGAAACGAGAAGGTATCCACCACGTGGTTGTTGAGCGAGACGACAAATACATGTCCCTCTTCAACGAAATGGTACCGGAATTTATCGAAAAGATGGACGAAGCGCTAAAGGAGATTGGCTTCACGTTCGGGGAGCAGTGGCGATGACGCACGCAACAACGGCAGTACTACCAGTTGAAAAAAGTGTTCCGCGCACCTGGCGCCGCCCGTTCCTGAAATGGGCAGGCGGTAAATATTCGCTGCTGCCGGAACTGTATCGTCTTATCCCGGCAGGTAAACGACTGATAGAGCCATTTGTGGGCGGCGGATCGGTGTTTCTTAACTCAGATAAACACGAATACTTCCTGCTGGCTGACATTAATGCTGATCTGATCAATCTGTACCAGATGCTGGCCGTAGTGCCTGATTCAGTAATCGGAGAGGCAATAAAAGCTTTCAGGCATCTGAATGATGTCGAAAACTACACAGTAATTCGTGAAGCATTCAACGCCCAGAAACTGAATGCGACAGAACGAGCGGCCGCATTCCTTTACCTCAACAGGCACTGCTTTAACGGTCTGATGCGTTACAACCTTGACGGTTTTTTCAATGTTGGATGGGGAAAGTATAAAGCCCCATACTTCCCGGAAAAAGAGCTCATGGCATTCAGGCAGAAGTCTCGCGTGTGTGTATTTATGAATGCGGGTTTCGAACATACTCTCAGGCTGGCGGGTGATGGTGATGTCGTTTACTGCGATCCGCCATACGAGCCAATGCCCGGCACCGCTGGCTTCACTAACTACGCCTCCGGTGGGTTCTCATGGGATAGCCAGGTAGCGCTTGCTGAAAGCTGCGTGGCAGCCCATCAGCGCGGCGCAAAGGTGTTTATCAGTAATTCTACCGCGCCACGCGTTATTGAACTTTACGAGCGGCACGGCTTCACTTTGCACCGGGTCAATGCCCGCAGATCAATATCGAGTAAAGGCAGTACCCGAGAAACAGCGAACGATATCGTCGCCTCACTGGGGATTTAGTGATGATGAAACTTATTAACAGAAGTAAGCAATCACTAGTCGGCCGTCGCGCATGTGATGCTGCACTGGCAGCGCATCATGAGAAGTTCGGCGATTACGGCAGACAAAAGCACGTTACCAATTACACCGTTGTAGTGGATGGCGTAAAGGTTCCTGTCGAAGTAGTTAACCGGGCCACCAGCTACGTAGCCACCGCAATGATCGGCGTCCGGAAACTTAGAAATCTGCCAGCACAGGCAAACTGAATATTAGCGATGGCCCGCTGCGGGGCCACTGGAGAAAACGATGAGCAACAAAATCGAGAACCCTGTCGTGATTGGCGGTATGCAGTGTGGGAACATTCGACGCCTAACTGCCAGCACTCTTTATTCTACTGCGATGGTCGCTGGTGCTGTCTATACAGCCAGTCTGTGAGGTGGATATGAACGATATTGCACAGAACAATGTTGGTATGATTGACGAAAAAGAAGCTATGAGAATGATCAAAGTATCTTCACGGATGACCATTTCGAAATATACCAAGCTATATAATTTTCCAAAACCAATCCGAACTCACCCCAAACAATACCTTGAGTCTGAGGTGGTACAGTGGATCTTAAACGGGGGGATCAACCAGAAATCTTCCTGATATGCCAGAATATTTTTTCAGCGTACAGCTCATAGGCGGCTTTCTGTTCAGCAATCCAGTCATGTTTGTTATAAACAGAAAGTACGCCGCCCAGCTCATGCCCCAACATTTTCTCAATAACATGCGGAGCTATACCTTCTTCTGAAAGTCTGGTTGCCAGTGTACGCCGAAAATCATGAGCGGAAAATTCGCCAATACCCAGGGATGATTCTATCCTTCCAAGAAATCTGTTTGCACCAGCAATAGTCATGGACTTTTTCAGATCCGGACCAGGGAAAAGAATATTCCCGTATGTCATTTCTGCTTTTTTAAGCAACTGATCGGCCGCGTCAAAAATTGGTCGTCTGATAATTCTGTTCGTTTTACTTTTTTCGGCGGGCACGGTCCATATCCCCTCCTCGCGATCGAATTCCTCCTTAACAGCCAGGCGAAGTTCGCTATTCCTTGCGCCATACAGCACCAGTAGTTGATGGAGCAATCGGTTAGACGTTGACCCTCTGCTACGCTCTATCGCCAGCCAGATTTTAGCAAGCTGATTATAACTGAGTGTCACCTCACCCACGGTTGGTTTTATCCCCACATCTTTTGGCTGTAACAGCATTAAATCAGCCGTGCTGATAAATTGTCTGCGTGTACACCAGCCAATAGCTGCCCGAAGTTGTACCAGTAACTGACGAGCCCTGCGTGGGTTTAATCGCTCTTCGTCAGTAAATCGTTCAACCCACAGGCGAACAGGAATTTCTTCAATCGGAACACCGGCGAACGCATCACTCATGTGCTTTATGACCGTCGACCTGTAAAGTGCCTTAGTCTTTTCCCTCAAAGCCACGTTAACATAGTTTGCCTCCCAGTAATCCAGGCAGTCTTTTACCGTTGGTTTTTTCTTTGACTTGTTGTTTCCGGCAAGCTCACGAGGATCAATGCCTTTATCGACGGACTCTCTTAAATCTGCGACTATGTTACGGGCGTCACGCAGAGTGAGAGCAGGATAGCGACCAAGTCCCATGCGGTGCTGTTTCCCATCCCAGCGAAAACGGAACTGGAAGCTAATGATTCCCTTTGGAGTAATACGGATACCCAACCCATCAGAATCAGTAATTTCAGATGGGCCGGAATATGGTTTACCATAGACAGAGCGAAGCTTAGTGTCACTGATTGCCATTTTAGTTTTCTGTACTCAATGATTTTATGGTTTATGTACTTATTTTGTACTCAGTATCGCATGTACCAACATAAACCACAATATCCAGACATGTACAAATAAAAGCAATCAATATCAAAAACGGCACTAAAAACATTTTATTTCATGGACATACAACATCAGGCGTGTATATCAGGTGACAGTTAAAAACAACAGCGTACAGAATACATTCCTCTTTCACGATTACGAAAAACAAAATCGCAACCAACTGAATTAAATAGAATTAAAAAAAGTAACATATAAAAATGTACTTAATTATGTACTCACATCCCTAAATTTGCCATTTGACTGATAGCCTAAATTTGAATAATACTGTACAAAAAACCAGTACGGGAGCGCCACATGAAAAACACTGAATCTAACGTAAGCAGCTTACCCGAGCTCACTAGTTTTGAAGTAAGCTATTCCCTTCTGACTAATGAAGTTTACCTGTCTGCTTCATTCACGGATAACATGGCCTGTATACCAAACTGGCCGTTGCAAGAGTTTCCTGACCAGTTTATGTGTATCTCACGGACGAAAGCCATTAATTTGATTGAAGAGCTCCAAAAGGCAATCGACTATATGGATGCAGGGATAGAACGCCACTCAGAAAATTTAATCCAGTAAATAAGAAGGTTTACCCTATTCCATTACATCTTTTGCAACAGCATAGATTCTGGACAGATACGCATCATCACTCTGATCCGAGTGCGCTTGCAGCATCAGGTTTATGCTGTTTTTGGTAACTGGCTGATTAGTTTCTTTTAGCATGACTATGCGCACCAATATAAATATCATCAACCTGATGACGAGGACTGATGCAGGTGTTACCTGATTTTTTGCAATACGTTCTGTAATCACCAAAACCGATATATTCCGTTCTGGCGTTCGGACAAAGCGCCTTTGACGGACAGTATGCCGTTGTGCTGAAGACAGCATTCTGGCGGGCACTGGCGTATTACCAGTTTCAATAACAAAGGCGGTGCCTAACAGTTAAAGCTGGGCACATTTATTCCCACCGAAAAGATTGCAAAAGTTATACATACAATGTATTGTGTTCGATTATTTAACTAACTATGTATAAAACTTATGAAGTTAACCGAAAAGGAATCTTTATGTCTTGATTTAATCCGGGCAATAGCTTCGCAGTTGGTTTTGATAGGCCACGGTATAAGTTATTTTGGGATTTTTAAAATATTGCATGAGCCTAATTTCCCCTGGATGCAAAACATTGCCGTTGTCATATTTTTCATTCTATCAGGATTCGTCATAACATATAGCACAATAATAAAAACAAAGAACGAAGATTATAATTTCGAGAATTTCTTTTCAGATAGAGCTTCAAGAATATTTTCTGCATACATAGTCGCATTATTTGTAATCTTCTTAATAGATTTTTGCTCTCAATCTATTGATGCAGCTAAGTACATATATCAACCAGCATATAACGCCAGTACTTTTGTGTATAATATATTTATGCTGCAAGATTTTCCGTTATGGGGGCTTATATTCAACAATGAATATAAACCAACGTCCTTTGGCTCAGCCAGAGTTCTTTGGACAATATCAATTGAATGGTGGTTTTACATGTTTTTTGGTGTTGTATTTTTTACCCTCATCAGGAAAGAGAGAATATCCCCTCTTAAGATAACTATGTTCTTGTTTTCCATTATAGTCGCATGGCATTACTTGTATGGTTCGAGAGGGGGACACCTGACATTATACTGGGCACTTGGCATGTTTATAATGCTATTTTATAACAAATACAAAAAGATAACCAACGGACTTAAAACCAATCTAATTATTTTCACCTTAGCTTTCTCTGCGTGCGTCATCACCCAAATCAGGGTTATCGATGGTTATAACCTCATATTTTCTATATTTCTCGCATTAGTCATGCTGAGCTTAATAAATATATCAAACTATATTGATTTAAATAAAATTCACTCAGTGATAGAAATCACAGCAAGTTACTCATTTACACTATACCTTATACACTACACCATCCTAGACTTCATCTTTAGGCATATACACCTCAAAAATAATTACATCACCTTTATTTTATCTTTTGTAATCTCCAATTTTTTCGCATATTTCATATCAAGATACTCTGAGGTTATCTTAAGGAAAAAATTAAAGAAATTACTTTATGACATATTATCAACACCAAGAGTCATTTAATAACATAGCTCAAATTGCATTATCGATATCATATTAAAAATTGCTTTTAGTGCACTGGTGGTAGTCAATATCTCCAGTGCACATGATATTGATTAAGCTACATCTTCGGGATATCTGGCCAGTTAACATTTTCAGGGGTAATTGTCACATCAACTGTCTTAACCTCACTCTTGTATGCCAGCCACGCCGACAGTTTATCCCTGTTAGCGTCGCTGATTTCACCCAGCATTAACTCTGTACGCCAGTCAAGCATCACTTTATCAGCATGAGTCAGCAGGCGCTGGCGTTCATTTTCTGCGACCTGAATAAGTTCCTCATGAGTTGGCGGCGGGTTTAATATTTCGTTTGCTTCTTGTTCAGTTATCGGAATTAGCCCTTCTTTATAAAACTTTTTATCTGCATCATCGTCGTACACATAAATTTCATTTTTATTCGTCTTAAAATATTTCATTTTTATCTCAACTCCGACCACGCCTGTAATGCAATGGAGGAACCAGAAGCCATTACGCGGTAAGTTGCGCCATTGGGAACAATAAAAAATGCCGTTGCTATGGATGTATTAGATGCTATTGACCCACCTCCACCAAATTCTATTCCATTTACATGAGCGTATAAATTTGCTGAGGCCCCCCCTGCAATACGGACGTAAACCGCAATCGGGAAACCGGTTGAGTTGGTATAAGTTGCGTCTATACTACGAGAGCCTCTTAAATCCTGTAATGTCTGACCTTTGCCGAGAGACGGATACGTCTGTATTGCGGTAGTTACAGCCGCCTGTGGCATCACCAGTGAACCAGACCCTCCCATTGAATTCACAAGCTGAACAAGACCAGCTTTTCCAGTGGTTGCTCCTCCTGCGGTGTATTTTGATTCTGCCAGACTATATGCGGACATAGCCTGATTCAGCACGTGATTTACAGCGGTAGTTGTTGCGGCAGTCGTTGAGTCAGGGACGCCGGTATTATCACTGAGCATGACAATACCTTTCTGAGATATTGTGGCATCGACTGCACTCCATTTCGTTTTAGCTATATCCGCCGCAGCTATTGCCGCATCATTAGCAATTTTCACTGCTCCGGAAGTTGCTGCCAGCGTATCGTCAGCATTGGTTACGCCACCATTTAGCCTGACAAGCCCCTTTTGCGATGTGCTGGCGTCGTAGATACCAAGGTATGTGAGAATATCCGCAATACTGGCTTTTCCGATGATGTCGCGCCCAACAGAAGTAAGATCTGTCTGTCCGGCGGTATCATTCCCCGTGAAATACGGGAGTTTATCTGCACCGGTAGCCAGACCAGAGAGCGCCGTCAGCGTGGCATCAAGAGTCTGAAAATCCTTACCGAACGCAGCGGACATTTTGGCGATAAAGCCGCTCAGGTCACCATCATCGAGTACATCCTGTCCGCTCTTGCTGGCTGTGTACTGTGCCAGTGCTGCAGCGATGAAGCTCGCCTGACGCAGCGCTTTATTTACCTGTGCACTGGATGCCTTTCCCGCAGTAAAACCAGACAGGAGCGCCGGCAGCGCTTCCCAGTCAGGCTGTGATGTAACATTAGCACCCTTACCCGTCGCAAACGGTTTAAAATCATTTTTAGCCATCAGAGTAATGTCCCCCATGAACCGGCATCAAACCCGCTGATATATTCGTTATCCATATCAAACCCAAAAAACCTGTTTCCTTCAGAAGGCGTTTCCACCGAAGGAATTTCAATACTTCCGCCCCATACACCAGCGGCCTTTACCGTCAGATACCCTTGTCGTATCGCAGCAATAAGTTCTAGAGAGACCGATGAAATATCTGTTTCAGGAAAAACCCAGATACCTATGGTCATATCCTGGTTATCGACGATCTGCATCTTCAGACCGGACCCGTCCAGCGCGGCGTCAAGAATGGGAGGCAGAGAGTCGTTTCTTCCGTCCCAGTTGTTAATTGCTATCTTCGTTTTTAGAACGATGCGATAGGTTTCATCGCTCAGCGAGGTATAACCCGAATCCGGATCATATGGCCCCTGCCAGACGCCCTGGTCATATCCGAGTCCGTCAGTGTCCCAGCTGAAATAGGCACCGCTTATTGGCTGGCTTACAACCCGGCTTAACCCTATCCACTGGCCGAGAATATCGAGTTGTATTCCTGTCGCATTATCAATATCAAAAGCGTTTATTAGCCCATTTATTGCTGCTGAGGTTTCAGCCAGCGGCCTGGTCACTAAATCGATGTGTTCAACGAATTTAGGCTTTGTCGCATGATAGTTAGTAATTAAGTCCGTATATTTGCTCATGCTGCCACCGTAATAATAATATTTTCCGGCTTACAGGAGGCAGATTCGTCGTAAGCAATATTAATATTCGCCGCAGCAACAGCTTCCGGAGATTTTCCGATCAGCAGCTCCTGAATATCGTAATAGCGTGCGTTTCCACCACTGACGACCCCAAGGTTAGCAGGAGAATAAATCCGGCTCAGCAGTACCTGATCACCAATCATCAGTCTGTTAATGTAATCCGCAACAGCCTGCTGAATCTGCACACCTATCTGAGAGGTGTACCCGGCAAAAACTGTTAAGGTGATTTTTCCGCAAACAGGGACATCAGTTGGTCGCGAAAAACTGATTATGTGGGGATTGCCATATTTATCCGGTACGGTTACGGATGTTTTTCCCCAGGTCCGGACCCCCTGCCCTTTATTTCCCCGGATGGCTCTGGCTATTTCGGTCACATCACCACCATCAACAATGGCCGAGATGGAATGCGGAGGAAGCCCGTTACCGTCAGTCTTTCCTGTATCATTTTCATAGAGCTTGTGGCGCGTCACACCAGCAATATTAGCGATCGCCCCGTCCACACCTTCAAATGGTGTGATGGATGGTATCGCGACACTCTGCCCCTGCCTGATGCGCAGTTCTGCGTCCGTTTCTGCAGGTGCGCCAACGGCGGCCGCTGCCGGGTTGGTTACTGACGTCCAGCCACGGGTCGGTGTATTGATGGTGGTGATCGTCCCGGCCAGCGCCGCAACCGCTCCGCTGTTTGAACAGATAGCAGTTACCGTCACGGTGCCATCAACACCAATCACCACTGAAGCCGGAAGACGCCAGATCACATTATTAGTGTCTTTCACGGTGCCGTTCGTAATGGTTGTTCCTGCGGTGCCAGTGAGCAGTAAATCCACGGTAGAGTTCGTTGCACCTTTGCGCGCGATACCGTTAATTTTTACGTTACTGGTCAGCGCTGCGCCGTAACCCGTAGCAGGTGAGAAGCAGTTATAGACGGAAATGGCTGTGTTATTGGCATCGTGAATAGCAAGCGCCACCAGCGCCACCATCTGGCCGTCTTTGCTGTCCGGCTCCAGATAAGCGTCACTACCATAAATCTGCTGGAAATAGCTCGTCAGGGTATCGAGTATCGTCTGGTAATCAGGCGCACTGATCCCCTCAGCGGTTACCGTTGCCGATAAGCCGAGTGTGTCCAAATTGAGGGCCATTTATGCCTCGCTGGTTACTGTCGTTGTTCCGTAGATAGTGTCGATTTCAGCGAAGAACTGGACGCGGCGCGTCGTCGTGTTCACTGTGGTATTGAAAGAGAGGATGGATTTCACGCCCCGCGTTTCGAGGATGCGCTTGCGGATCGCCAGATTGTAGGTTTCCGGCTTTTGCTTACCGAGCACAGACTGAATCCACGGTGTTCCCTCTGTCTTATCGAGGAACCACTGCCCGTACCACAATGCGAATCGTGTTTTTACCGCCTGCGCGACAGCTTCTGGCGAGTTAATCAGCCAGGAATCATCGCCACTACCAAAAGTGCAATCACCTTCGGTATCTTCGCGTCGGTATCGCATGTCTGACCTCCTTATTCACCACCATCGGACGGCACCAATCAGGCTCGAAAGCCCGAAAAGGAAAAATACAATCCATATAAGCAGGAATTTCCAGTTGGGTAATTTTTCGCCCATAACTCGCAACTCCATTATCAGTTTGCTAAAATCAATCACATGTTCTCCCTTGCCATCCTCAAGGTGTAGAAAGTAAAAAGCCCCGAAGTGTTAGCGCACCCGGGGCTTTTGTCTGGTTGGTAGTTTTTAATTCGGCGCGCCAGTATTCCCGCCACCCGTCTGCACGCCGCCATGAGTGTGCGTCATCAGGCTCTTACCGCCCGCCTTCACATCATTAGTCACCGTGACAGGACCGAGCATCGTTGCGCTACCGCCGCCCTCACCCATACCCTGAGAAAGATTTCCATTTATTGTCACGTTACCGTTTAGCGTGATTCTGGGCGACGTGATCGTGGTTCCTCCTTCTGCAGTAGCCGTCAGCGTACCAGTAGTTTTAACCGTGATGTTATGGCCTGCAGCCACTTCCACAAACGCAGCCCCATCATCGGTACGCAATTGCGCGGCCCCCGTACTTATTCCGCTTATTTTTTGCGCCTGCGACTGCGGCCCGACGATACAGAACGCATCCGATAAATCATGCACCCGATCGTCGACAGGCTCCTGTACCCCGCCGTTCTGCCACCAGAAATCGATGCAGCGATCGGAAAAAATTACCAGGCATTCGTCGCCTGCTTTCACCGGAAAAGTTAAGGTGCAGCCACCGCCGCGAGGAAATACCACGGGCACATCCACCAGCAGCGGGTAAGGTTTTGTCACCCGGTTGCCGTCGTTATCGGTCTCAACCGAACGGATAGCAGGCTGCACAACCGCCGTAACCGCGTCAGGGTCGAATGACTGAATAATGCCAGGTAACGCGACACGGATTTGGTTCTTTGTTGTTTCCCGCTCAGATTTGAATGTTTCGGCAAGGTCGCCGCTGCGGGTCTGGTCAGATACTGCCATTTGGTAGGCTCCAGAAAGCAAAAAACCCGCCGGGTGGCGGGTTAGTTGAATGTTTTATAGGTCACAGTTCGGTTTTTGTCTCCTACCGTCCCGTAGCACTCTATTGTATGAGTGATTCGACTATTGAAGGCGTTCATTCCAGAAAAATGCAAAGTAAAGTAATAAACTTGCTCTCCATTTTTCTCGTTGATTCCGCTTTCTGTTTGTTCGGTTTCGAATGTGTCCGGCAACGATAAAGAAGATCGGGCGATATCCTTACAGGTAAATATCACTTCATTCTTTAAAAGAGCGTCCTCAGACAAAGTAGGAGCATTACTTGATTGTTGCGCTGCAGCCTTTTCAGGGGCTTCGGTGTTACCAGAAACTTTATCAATTTCATTGTTTTTATGGTTTCCAATTAAATAACCTACAACAATGACAACTAATAAAACTATTTTCTTTGACCTGCTGACCGCCATAAACAAAGTCCATTAATTATTTTAATCAGAAACTTTTTTGCATGGGAAAGAGCCGATAACTTTCGGCGCGTCCATGCTGTTCTGCAGCAGTTGGACATTCAGGAATCGCGTTTCGGTACCCGGACGGCGAATGTATTCAAAGCCATAATTGTTGCCATCTTTAGCAGGCATAAGCCCCATATCAATCTTAATGCCATCAGCACCAAGATTTGTAATTTTCTGCGATGTGACGCGTTCACCGTTAATCATGTCCATTTCACCCAACCTTGCAGTGATGGTGTAAGGCCCACAATAAGCGGTGTACCCGCTTGCTGATGCCCCAAATGACATAAAGGAAACAATTAAAATGGCTAAGGCTTTCAAATTTACCCCCGATTAAGCGAGTCCTGAGTGCGGAGATCCGCCGCGCCACGCGCTTCGCACATCATATCCATGTACCACGGCTGGCCCCTTGTGTCACCAGTATACATAATGCCTTTCACAACATAAACGCCATCTGTGGCTATGCTGGCCGTCATTTGTTTGGACACGGGCAGGGTAACGTTAGAGTTGCCATCTATTGTTTCGTCAAAGTAACGTCCCGCCGCTTTAGCGATATCGTCATTCGGTAAAGCTGTTTTATAGATAGAAGCCTGATCCAGTTGAATTAGCCCGTTAACCCGGATGTTCGGGTTAATCAGCGCGCGGACGTTAACGCCATTACCGATGGTCTGCTGAGGCATGCCGATCAGCCCGGTGGCGCTGTTGAGCACAATCGCGTCGTGCATGTATTCACCTTCGGGCAGCATATTAAGCTGACCATCCACGAACTGCCAGGTGGCGCCGCACTGAGCAGCAACGTTATCCATAAGATGCCGTGTCATGCCAAACAGCGCACGTCCCCGCGGGAAAACAGTCGGGGGGAATACCGGAGTGCGACCAACGGTCGCGCCTTTGGCTTCGAAGTCTTTCATCAACAGCCTGAACATATCTTCTGTCGTGTAACCCGCTGCCAGCGTCTGATTGGTAATGCTGGTGGCAAATGCCAGATCCGTATCGGCGGCCTGAATCAGGACGTAGGAGTCAATGGGACTGTCTTTTCCTGTGACCGAGTAGCGAATTTCCCCACTAAAAATCAGTCCGTAGTTGCGCCCGTCGCTCTGGCCCACCGTGTCGGCGTCGACTTCCCGCGCAATGCCGACATCACTGGCTGCCACCTCCGGCGCGATACCGTCGTAACCGGCAATCAGCCGCACTTTCGAAAACTCCTGGCCGGTGATGCGGTTCACCGTATCAGCTGACAGGTTGTAGATTTTGAACGTTCCCACCCGGGACGCGCTGCTGATGTTGAACCAGTCGATCGTAAAGGTCACTTTAAAATCGCTGAGTTGAATACCCTGTCCGTTTTCGCCCACGAGCTGCAGCTCGAAATGCCTCATCCAGTTCTGTGACATGCTTACTCCGTTAATACCAGTAAATGACTGCGACCGCCCAGGTCGGTTTTCGTCGGATAATCCTGTGTACTGTCGTCACACATCACCACCAGCTTAAAACCCAGTCCCATGTATGCGTACTGTGCCAGCAGGTCGGCGCCAGTGACCAAAGGAATGCCGGAGATTACCGGCTCCCCCCTGTCGTTCTGCAGGTCCATGATCCAGTACAGGTCACGCCAGATGATGCGAATCCGCCACGTGATACCCGCCAGGATGATGCTGAACTGCTGGTTATCCGCGGTCAGCGGAATTTCCTGAATAGTCATTAACCCAGCCCCAGAAAAGCCGCACCACTCTGCAATAAAGAAGTGTTGGGCGGTTTAGTTGTTTTGGTTCCGGTATTGAGGACTGGCGACGTGCTGGCCCCGTCCTTCATGTCGGTTTTATCCGCGACGGTTACCTGCTGCGTCTGCGAGATGAGAACCTCCCTCAGGGTGAGGACGGCGGACAAGACATTTTCGGTCGTCCTGTCGGTCGTCACCTCCAGTGCGCGGATCAGCATGTTGCTGTACAGCCGTTTGCCGGTCACCACATCGAAGGGAATACGGCTTTCCTGCAAGTCGAGTATCTCCTGATACGTCTGCTGAGGACTCAGGCCCAGTAAGCTGGTGGCCGTCAGGTTACTGGCAAAATCCAGCAACGATCCGCCACCAGCGAAACCGACCTCCATCACCACTTCAGACGGTTTTTTGTAGGCATGGTCAGCGATGGCGGCACCGACCTCGACAGGGTGCTCTGTTATCTCTAGCGTGTCGGTGTGCTTCTCTGAAACAACCACACTGGGGATAAGCACCCCAATTCTCCTGGACTGCTGATGAAAGAGAGTAGAGAGAATATCCATTAACCCACCTTCGTTTGATTGCCGCGCATGAGCTGGGCATTTGCAGACTGCTGCCGACGTTCTACCTGATTCCCCACGGAGTGCGGATCACCACCACCGTAAATGTGATAGGTGTTCTGTTGCTGGACCTGAGCTCCGGGGGCGGGCATGTTGCTTAACACCTTCGGAATGTAGTTGCGGGTTTCCTGAGGCATAAGGGCCATCCCGTGTTTCTGTACATTCCCGATCCCCCAGTTATATGACGCCAGCGCCTTGCTCAGGTCACCGCCATTCGCCCGCAGCAACTGTGAAAGATATTTTGCTGCAGCCTGCGCAGCCTTCTCCGGATCGAAAACATCATTCCCGCGCAGCCCCATATCTCGTGCAGTGCCGTCCATAAACTGAAACAGGCCTTTAGCGCCGGCGCCGGAAACTGCAAACTGATTCCCGCCTGATTCAGTGATGGCCACACTGCGCAATAAACCTTCCGGAAGCCGGTATAGGTGTTCCAGATTGGTTAGCATCGGCTGCATCCATCCCAGCAGCTCAGCGCCAGCTTTTGTTGGTTGTGGCCGCTTAACTGACTGTCCGTGTTGTTCAGGGTCATCACCCCCAAACCAGCCGCGAACCGTTCGGCCTACGCTGCGGGGATCGAATCCCCAGTGCTCTTTAATCCAGTCGGCGGCACCGTTGGCGCTGTCTGTTACCATTGGCATCGCTGACGAATTTTCGCTGCCCTGATTAAGCATCTGTTTGCCGATGCTGGCGGCATCGGCCCAGCGACCGTCTTTAATGGCATTGAGCAGGTCGGCGATCATGTTCAGCATTTTGCTGAACTCCCCCATCTGGTCGATGAAATTGCTGAAATCCCATTTCAGGGACCACGATTTGGGGTCAATGTTGAGCAGTTTCGCCAGTGCTTTCGCCAGGTCGTTAACGGTCGCTTTCAGGTCACGAACCATCTTCAGCGCGACGTCGACCTCCGGTTTCCATTTCTCCCAGTCAATCAGGCTCTGGCCGCCTTCCTTCCAGGTCTGATAGTCTTCCCACAGGAGGGCGATCCCCGCCGCCAGCGCGGTAATGAGGCCAATCGGCGACATCCAGAACGTGCTGTTCAGAATGCGCAGCGCAATCGTCAGTGCGCCAAACAGCGAGATCAGTTCCCGCGTTTGCTTATCCAGTGATTGCCACCAGGTGATAAGGCTGGATGTTCCCTCAATAAGCCTGAAGAACAGGCGCCCGATGATATCCCCGAGCGTCAGAATACCTTTTATGGCTTTCGTCAGGGTCTGCTCGATGCGCGGGAAGTTATCCAGGATGTGGCGGCGCAGCGTGTCCAGCGAACCCGCCAGACCACCAGCAAGATTAGAGCCGATCTTGTCACGGGCCAAGCCTGCCATCGCGCCGAACTCGCGCAGGGAGGTCATGAACCTGTTGGAGCTTTTGGCCGCCTCGTCAGCATTGAAACCGATGGCCTTTGCCATCGCGCTGTACTGGCCGGAGAATCCCCCTAAACCCCGGCGCATCGCCATAAGGGTATTTTCATCAATGCCCAGCATCTGCGCATACTGGTTAGCCCGGTAATACGGCATGCTGCTGAGCTTCTGGCCGACGCCCGTAAAAATGGCGGCCATATCGCGCATATTCCCGCTGGCGTCCCGGGTCTGTACGCCCAGGCGGTTCAGAAAGCCTTCCGCGCCGGGATTATTACGCACAAACCGGGAGAGGCTTTCCAGCGAAGTCCGCGCCGCGTCCACACTACCGCCCACCTGCGAAACTGCGTAGCCAATCGACTGAATCCCCTGAACCGTCGCGCCGGTGCGTTGAGATGCCCAGTAGAGATTATCCATACCGGAGGCAATTTTCGCCGTAAACGCAACAACGGACAGCGCCGCACCTTCCACCGCCAGCCCTGTTTTTATGGCATTTGCGGTGACGCCAGCAAGAACAGATTCAAATTTCTCGTATCCGGCTTCATCAATATCAAAGCCAAGGGAGACGAGAAAATCTTTAATAGTCTCAGCGTTCATTATCCTCTCTCCATTTCTCAATACGGCGCTGGTTGTCAGCCTTAACGGCCAGATGGTCATTCATCAGCGCGATATCGCACAGATCGACTGATCCATCCTTCAGCGCGTAATAAGGGATTAACCCGGCGTCAACCGGGTCAAGGAGATAAGACAGCCCGTCAGGCAGGCTGTTGAGGGTTAACCCTGAGTCTGGTCCGGCGTCTCGCTGGTAAGGCTCACGGGCAAAAAATTTCCCAGCGAATCGGCGACCACCCGCGCCACCAGCTGCAGCATGATCAGGAGATTGATGTCATCAAACATCAACTCACCGCTGTTGAAAACAGGCGTCCAGACCGTCCCGTTTTTTCGGGCCACAACCGACAGGCAAGGATGAATTATCGAGTTGGTGTCTTCCTCTTTCATCGAGGCCAGTTCGTCAGCGATACGCGGCAGCAACGTTTCAAATACTGGCTTAAGCTCATCAAATTTTTTGGAGTCAACCTTACCGTCTGCTGGCAGCAGGGAGCGAATGCTCCCGAAGTCAGTCATCATCCCTGCGAGGAGCGGCAGTAGTTTGCGTGTAACCTTGAGCTGATCAAACACGTTGAGTTTTGCGGCGCGGTATTCCACGCCATTAATATTGCATTCCATCTGTTAGAACTCCCCGAGAACTTCGTCAATCTTGCCGCAATCAAATACCCAGGCGACCGTTCCGGCTACCTTCGGGTTATTCCAGTCAGGCTGTTTCTGGAAAGCACAGGAGCGCGCCGTACCGATATCACCGGACACCCTGTTACGCACGACGATCACGTTATTTCCCCACAGCGCTGACGACATGCGCTGCGCGTTGTACATGATGGAAAGCTTTTTGTTCAGAGGGGATGTTTTAAGCAGGGTGACGGTAATAACGCCACTATTGCCGCCGTGGAGGCTGTGCATCACTTCACCGTCAGAACCGATAGTCATCGTGTTCTTTGCCTCGGTCATCGTGACCGTGATCCCCTCTTCGGAGTTGGCAGAACCAGCCCCAAGATCTAATGAACCTGTCGGCCCGGAAAGAGAAGCCGAAATATCAAGAAAAGAGTAAGCACCCATTCGATTCTCCTTAACGAACCACGGTAATTGCTACATCGCCGTAATGAACGGCCCCGGCCAGTTTCGCGGCCACCTGAATCGGTACGCCTTTACGCGCTTCACGATCGGTCTGCAACTGGTTGTCCACAGTATCCGCCCAGGTGTAATACCCTTTGGTCAGGGTGTCGCCGGTTCCGAGTTGCCCCATTGGTCCGCCAGTCCAGATACCTGGTGCAAACAGACCGCTTTTGTCGGCCACATCCAGCACTTTTTCGATGTTGGCGATTCGGGTCGTTGTACCAGCATCGGTCTGTGGGATCTTCGTGGTGCTGGTGTAAAGCGTGTTGTAGTCGGCTGTCTGTACTGCGTTCTGCAGCCAGTCGAGCCCGTGACGCTCATCGAAGAAATCGCCGTTACACATCACACCCTGTTCAAGGATGGCTGTATCGTTTTCGTAGTACACGTAAACGTTACAGTTCTTCGCTTCCAGAGCATTCGCCTGTGATGTACCGATGGTTTCGTAGGTGATGCCAGGCAGTTGCTTGAACTTCAGGGTGATAGTGGTATTGCTGCCGGTGAAGTTGACCGTAAACGCACGTCCAAACGCTGACAATGCAGCATAGGGACTGGTAGATGAATACTGGATATAGGTCCGGCTGTATTTTGCGGCCTTCAGTTTGGTAGCCAAATCGGTTTCAACCGCCGAGCTCAGAATATCCGCTTCGCTCGAAGTTATAGCCAGGATTCGCGAAACGGTCGCAGACTCGATCGCCGACGAAACGGAGATCAGGTCAGCATCATCCGGATAGTCAGCCACCGGAACGGCCAGATGCAGACCATACCAGGAGTTGTAATCCAGCAACGCGTTAACCGCCTGCAGCAGAGTTTCAGTAGGGCCAGATTCAGCCGAAGTGAGGCTATCAATCCAGCGACCAACATACAGTTGCGTCGGACGCGGTGACTGGGAGAACCAAACTACAGCTGCTTTGTATTCCTCACTGTCGACGCCGAAATCATCCCCGATATCTGCCGGATCGGAATACAGGCGCAGACGCTCGGTGATAGGAATAACAGTGGAATTACCCAGAATCAGCATCGAACCGAAATTTCGGCCCTGCGCAGCTCTGGCAGAAAGCGTCACGGTTACGTTGGTGACGCGGTTTAAAGGCAAGCCTTTCGCCATGATCAATCTCCGGTTGAGATCGCGACATTACCGTCGACGATAGATTTAATGTTGTATGTGCGCGTGACTTTGCGGCGTATCTTCACCGTGATGTCATAACGGCGTAGCCACTGCTGGTTGATAAGTTCAGGAAAGGGGGTAATGGAACTGACATCGCCTAATGTCAGCCCCATCCGATTTAGTTCGGAGTTATTCTGCTCAACAGATATCCCATCGCGGAAAATAGAGGCAAACTTCATTCCTGAAGGACCGTAAAATGATGCCATTGCGACAAATGTTTCGTGTCTCCATAGCTCTGTTCCGGAATCTGTTTGCCTGATGAATGCTGGATTATCATCAATGGGCCATTCGATGATGCCAAATGCGCACCAGTTCGTTTCAACTGGCAGCAGTGGCGGTTGATCTTTCTGCCAGCGCGGGCGAACCATCCCAGCAGGCAAGCCGGAAACGTTGCGCATCCACTGGCTTAACAGCCTGTCTAGCGCTTCGTCATAATCCGGATCGCCGCTGGTGGGTGTCAGCCAGCCGCGCGCTGTGCTGGTGTTATTGCTCAACGGGAGTACCCCCATCAAACGGCAGCAGCTCGCAATGCGCCTGTACAAAGCCGGCGCCATATGCGGTGTACGGGTCGACGAACGTCACACGATAATCACGGTTCTGATACGTCACGATATCGGCATCACGGCCAGTCTGCCCCTGCGTGAGTCGCTCAGTCGTCACGATAAGGATTGCTCCACTGATAACCTGCCCAGACTGCATGCGGCGGTTTTCCAGTGAACGGTCAACGGTAACAACTCCGGCAAACTGCGTTTTAACTTCGCTGTCGCTACCAATCCCGTCTTCGTCCACTGTCTGTACCCGACGCGTTACCCAAAGGTTGAAGTCACAAAAATCCGGGTCGAAAAGAACATCGGTTACATCAAGAATCGGCATCTTTATCCCTCACTACATGGGTTATTGAGGCGAGATATTTGCCAGTATCGTAAAGAGGCTTAGCCAAAGTGGTGCCCGGAGATTCACCAGCAGCACGCCGCGCAAGTTCCGCTTTCGCACCTTTACGCCCACGGCGCGCACGCGCTTCAACGGTGCTATCTGCAAGCGGAGTAAAATTGGCAGCTTTGATGTGATTTTTCACCCCTCTTGCAGCCACTGTACCTGCGCGGTTGAGTGCTCTTTCCGCTCCCGCCGCATTACCATCAAGCGCAGCCTGTGCCGCAGCTTTAAGCTGTGGCATCGTCTGGTCTTCAACTGATTTAACGCCGGGTACAAGATGCGGACGTGGTGGGATGTTTTGTGCAGGTGAACCGTATTCGTTGATATACCCAATCCCGGCATTACCGAACGACACATCATCCCGATCGCTGTCTTCCGCAGGGATACCGACCAGCACATCCTTTTTGGTTAGCGACTTTAGCGCATCCAGTATTGCCTGAGCGTTATCAACCCTCGTTGTTACACCGCTTTTGAAACTCATAGCTGGCGTCCCCCCGCACCGAACATCGTGATCAGCTGATAAAATTCAGCGCCATACCGGGTGTTATTCCAGAAGCCTGCGTCAGGGTTTAGCGTCGCGCTGGTGTCATAGCTGACGCTTACCTTGTCAACGGACTTGGAGGACTGAACACCATTGGTTGAACCGCCCGGACCGCCAACCAGCATCGCCCGGCTATCTGCCGCCCAGAGCGTCATATAGTGCGCAACGAACAACTCGGCAAAGTACGGAAACAACTTTTTGCCGGTGACGTTTTCGCTCAGTAGTTCATCGGCCAGATTTAGACGGAACTCGATTTGGACGTCGGGATATTTTGCCGGGTCAGCAAACTGCGGGAAGTCGCGGCGAAAATCACTTACTGTTGGCAGGCTTTGATTCTTTGGCATCTTTCGCCCCATTACCGCCAGTCCGGGCGGAAGTAATCTGCGCCTGCAGGCTGTCGTTCTGCTCCTGCAGCTTGAGCAGAGCGTCTTTCAGATCGGCAATCAGTTTATCTTTATCGGCAATCTGCGCCTGAAGGCTGTCAATAACGGGTTGCTGGTCATCAGTTTCATTCGATCCGCTTTCGGAAAGCTCAGCGTGCGCCCGGGTAAACCAGTGCGACGCGACCTCTTCTGGTACGTTATGCCGTCCCCGGCCAAACTCCTGTTTTGACTGATCGCCGAGCGTCAGCGTAAACGGGGTGTGAACATGGATGGTAACCAGCTTTTCTTTCGCCATTTTTATTTTCCTTCTGGCCCCTTTCGGGGCCATTCTGGTTATCAGATACCGTCCACGTAGGACAGGGTTTCTTTGTACACTGGCTCAACCGCACCGAGCTTGCCGTAGTAGGTCGCAATCTGGTACAGACCACGATACTGAACAGGAACGCTTTGCAGCGGAACCAGTGGATAGCGGACGTATTTCTTATCGTTGGTGTAGGCGACCATACGGTCTTTACCGCCAACCCCGCGCCCTTTCAGCCATTTTACCGCTTTGATTTCCAGCGGAACGCCGTTCTGGTGGAAAGCGATAGTGTTCACAGCCAGATAGGTCAGCAGTGACTGGTTACCCGCTTCGGAAACCTTACGGCTCGCCAGCAATGAATACTGCTCTGGCGGAATGCGCAGATCAGAAGGCACGACGGAATAACCGGATGCTGCCCAGGCATTCGACAGAATGCTGTTTACGCTGTCGAGGATCTCATCGTTGGTGGAGTTAGCCCAGGTCTTCGTTGCGTTGTTCAGCGTCACACCAACGAGATTCGTCAGACCTTTCAAACCAAGCGCTTCGTCTCCGACGTAAACCTGTTCGTCGTTATCCATCTGCCATTTAAGCTGCATCCCGTCGTACTTCTGAGTGTCGATCGGACGGCCTACCTGCTGTGCCGCAGCCAGCTCAACAACAGTCCATCCCAGCTCCATCCCCCAAAGGTTCAGCGGATTGCCGTCTTTACTGATATCAACATTAACGCCAGCAATGGCAGTTGAATCTTTGCCTACCCAGTTTTTACCATTCGGATTAGCGCCAGAACCCGCCACGCCAAAACTGGTATTCGTCCAGCTGGAAATGTCATCTGCGATAGAGACGTCTTCGCGCAACTGGATATCACGTGTCCAGGTATAACCCACCAGTGGCAGATTCAGCCCCTGGTCGAGTCGCTCCAGCTCCCCGATGAGAAAGGCACCGGAGCTATCAACGGTTGCCTGATCAAAAGTAATCATTCGTCTGTTCCTTAAATCTTCCAGGAGATTTCTGCGTTGCCGTTAGCGTCACCGGCCCCCGTAAAAAAAGCATCAGGTAACGCGGCTGTTTTGCCTGTCACCTCTGCAGCCGTGATCCCGCCAAGTGGAACCGGGATGGAAGCATCGGCTGATACCACGATGTACACCACGCCCCCTTTTTTAACGGACGAAGCATCAGCACCCACGTTTACCGTCATGTACCCACGCTTCATGGCGTCGCCCGGGAAATTCTTATCAGTACCCACCTGGCGAACCATGTCTGGTTGCGATGTGGTCGGATACGGACGAACGTAGATACCCTTCACCTTGTCGACGGTGTCACCCTCCGCCAGCGGCACGAAAAAGCCGTCAGCGTCGTATTTGCCAGCCAGACCATACGCTGCGAAGGCGTTATCGGATTTAAGGATCACCGGTTCGACGGTTAAGTCCTGCGGGCGAGAGATAGCCCCGGCAATGCCAACAGGCATCCGGTACAGATATGCAGTCATTGGATTATCCTTTGCGGTTAGACCAGAAGTCGGCGTTTTGTTTGTTCAGGGAAGCGATGCTGGTCATGCCCATGCCTGGACGTTGTGCATCGCCCGTGGTGCTGCGGGTGTTTCTCCCTTTTGCAATCTCAGATACGGCGTTAAACGCCATATCAACCGATTGTTTAGGTAATTTGCGGATATCAGCGTCACCGACAACCTGGCGAACCAGTGTTTTGTCTGCTGCCGCCAGCACATCACGTTTAAATGCGGTCGGTTTCACCTTACGGCTCAGATCGATACCCGGGATAATGACTTCAGCGCGATAGGCAGAATCACCAGTAATCGTGGTTTCCTCTTCGTTGTCCTCGCCGTCGCCGGTCGGGTCTTTCTTATCTTTATCATCAGGGGTGTCAGCATTATCGCCCGTTGCCGTTCCTTCCAGCTTAGCCAGCAGGGCCTTGAGCAGGGTTTTGATATCGTCCTCGCCGTCGCCGGTCACATCTCCGCCCATCTCCGGCTTTTTGTCCGGCAATGGCTGTTGCGGTGAAAGGTTAATGTTGAGATTAACGCCGCCAGGCAGATCACCTTCATCACCCGTTACAGCCGCTGGCGCTGAGTCCAGTAGTTCGTTCATGGTGTCCGAGTCACCTGTTTTGATGGCCGTGCGCATGCGGGTCCACCAGCTTTTCTTTTGATTTGCCATTGTGTCTCTGTCTCCAATTGCACAACGATTTCCGGCTCTGCCTTTGGGGACAAGAGCCACATGGTTACCTGTAATTTCTACCTGCTCGGCCTTACCCGGTTCGGTCTGCTCGTACTCCGCGTCATAACCACACGACACTTCGCGCAGACCATCCTCGATTAGCTGAATGGCGCTTTCGTCTTTGACTATAAGGTCAGCCAGCATCAAATCAGACTGGTCTCCGGTCCCGCGTCGAACGTTCTGAAGATGCCCGACAGCAAGCTCTTTCCAGTTTTCGGGATTCACCAGCCGCACATTCCCGTTTTCATCTTCAGGATGCAGGATCGTGATGCTCATCCCTTCAAATGAGGCGAGCGTGGCCGGATGGAATACCTGCTCAGGAGAGCGCGTTACGACTATCTCACCGAACTTGTCAGGCTTGAGGTTTGGCAGATCAGCAGCGCCGTAAAGCTGCTTACCCGTTCGACCTATCGGCACGTCTTTACACAGCAGGGAGCCGTCAGCCAGCTGATAGCGGGTTTCCCCCAGCCGGGTATTGAAAAAATATTTCATGTTTTACCTGCGATTCAGGCGAGATAAGAATGAGGGTTGGGGAAGACGATCTCTTTATAACAGCGGCAGTTCGGGAACTCGCCAGCGTGACCGGTCATGCCGTCAAGCGTTGGAGGTCGTCCCCATTCGACAAACTTCCCTTCCATCTCCCGATGAGAATGCCGGACGTCGCCATCTTCGGCTGTACGCCAGATATAACCATTCGAGCCGATTGACAGCGCACGCGCCTGATCAAGCGCGCCGGTTGCACGTCCAAGCTCGGTACGGGCGATAAGATTCGCTCGTGAGCGTGACACGTCACCGGACGCTGCTATCTCTTTCGCGAATGGCTCAGCCCGTCCGCCAGTCACAACAGCCTCAATAGCCTTGTTCTGGATGTCGTACACCCTGTCAGCAGCTTCAAGGGGTAGCGATTTGATGTACCTGACCTGCTGCGCGATGATGGACTGCATCACCTGACCTACCGGGGCGCGGTCGACCATGTTGCGCAGCTCTGCGCTGATGTTCCGGCTGTGCTGACGCCACTGCTTTTCATTCTGGCGCGCAATGTCGGCGGTAAAGTTCACAGCAACCTTCGTCGCCCACGGCGTTATAATTTCGCTGTAGCGCTCCAGGGCTTCCATGATTTCGGTGACGCTATCATTTGAACCATCGTAGTGCCCTTTTACGATATCCCCGACCGCCCGCGCTATCTGCCGTAGGCTCGTTCGATATCGGATCTCCGCCTGTCGGCTCTGGCGGTTTGTCGACAAGTTCGCCGATGTCGGGCGGCGCTTCGTCTTCGGCATTCTCGATATCCTCGTCGGTAATGGATGCGCCGATGCCAGTAACATCGGAGTTTTCACGCAGGTCGGTCATAGCGGCTTTGATTGTCATCAGCCCTGCATCCAGCGCATTGACAATCGCCGTGGTGGTATTCACAGCCACCGTTGAGCGGTCCACATCTGACATCTGCCATAGCGGGTTAAACTCAAACGTGAAATCGTCCGGCAGCGGCTTACCGAGCTCCGAGCGATGCATAATGTCCAGCACCCGGCGCACTGGCAGGCGTAAGCGACGTTCCTGCAATGAACTAACCCGGTCATAATAGTTGGCAAGGTCTGCGTCACCCGTTGAGAAACCTTTAGGGGACTGCCCGAACAGGCGCACCAGTGGAATGCCAACAGCACCGCTAATCTGCTCGGCGAACTGCGAAAGAATGTCATCCAGACCGCTGAAACTGTACTGGTGGGTTTCGAAGGTATCCTTGGCATCCATTAGCGTCATGCCTTCATTGCTCTGAAACTGGCGGATCAGATCAATGTTTTTCAGCAACGCCTCGAATGCCGGGCCGCCCAGTGCAATAAGCTCACGGAGTTTTTCCACTTTGTAGGTCCGCAGATGCGCTTTGTAGACCAGCTGCGCCGCACCGACAGTGGCGCTGTCGAACGCAGTAAGCCGATCCCAGATACGCTCTACAACCGACATTCCCCATTCGTTCTCGGTCATCTTCTGCTGGAATGGCAGCGTCACCCCATCGAAGCGAATCAGGCGGCTATGGTGAATACGCCAGGCGGGGATGCCCGTTGCGGTGGTCACCACATCATAAAGCTCAGGCTTGCCGAGATTCGGCCCCATTTCTTTAATGCGGCGGGTCAGTACCGGGTTAATCATCCAGCGGTCAAGCGGAAGAATCCCCTTAAACTTGCCTTCACCAATGGTTTCGAGCCGTAGCGGGGTCATGGGCGCCTGACCTTCTATCATGATGAAGCCCACCGCGCCGCCGTAGAGACGAGACCATTTCAGTACGTCGTTCAGCGCATCCCAGATTTGCAACTGATCCAGCTGCGCTTCGAGAGTGCCACGGTCTTTTGCGTCAATCTCAGAAGTGATGCGAATGCCTTTGCGGGTCATGTCGTCGGGGATAGCATCTACCGCTTCACCGATGAGCCAGGATGAGCGATAGGACCATTCCACCAGCATACGGTTGCGGCTGGTGAAGTTCGCCCGGTAGGTCGATGCGGAGTGCTGGTTAGGCGTCTGCATCCCCACGCGGGCGACAAAGTTCTCGTAGCCGTCGGCCGTGGCCTGTACCGTTCGTCGCGAGGCTTGTTTGTTTCGTGCCATCAGGCCTGTCTCCCTAGCAGTTCCCAGATGTTGAGGGCTGAATTCATTGGCGCGTAGCTGATCATCACCGAGTCGGCGAGGTTCGGCGACCTGGTGCCGTCAGGCTGTTTATCCACAACGATTTTCCCCACGCCGTTAATGGAGTAGGTTGGCTGCGAAAGCTCGATGATGAGTTTGTCTTTGCTCTCCATCGTGCTGCTGATGGAGATAATTTCGTCCGGGTTGTAGGCCATACCCTCAACAACGGCGCGGTAGGTATTCCGGAAGAGCTTGCGTAAGTACCACCAGCTCTGTGCCTTGGCGTTGGCGAAGAAATCCTTGTTCAGGCGTGCGGCCTGCCCATTGTCGCCCCGTACGGCTTCGTCATCAGGATCGAATACCGCGCCGCTACCGCGAAACGGTGTGGCAAGTATTGGCGGCCTGCGGGCAGCTTTGCGTAACTCGTTAATGGCGCGCGCATCGCCGCGAACGCCAGCGCCCAGACCGTCTTCGTCGAAGCGAAACTCTTCGATGTTATCCTGTTCACAAAAGCCGAAGACCTTCTCAACAGACTGGTAAATGTCGCTGCCCACGCCGGACCATTCCCGCACGTTCTCCAGAAGAAAACCGTGACGGGTCGAAAAGGCGTTTTTGTCCCGACCTTCGTCGGCAACGTCCATCGCGCCCAGTCGTTTGCCAGTTGGCTGGATGCCCAGCCTGATATGTGCATCAACAGCAGCCTGTACCCAGTCTGAGGGGATCATGACACCTTCCGCTGATGCGCTGTAGTTCAGGTCAAGCTCCTGAGCCACTACCACCGGATTGTCGATTTTCTCGCATTCCCTGCGATACCACTCATCATCCTTACGGGGGTCGCTGCGCCAGTGGAATGTGAATACCGGTATCTTTCCGCCGTGGCGTTTCTGCGCAAACGGGTTCGCCATGCCGTTGACCGAACTCAGGTCAATACGGCAACGGGTGGTTTGCGATAACGCCGCATCAATCAGTAGCGGGCGTTGCAGAAATGCAGCCTCATCCACCAGATAGAGTGTGGTTCGGTCACCACGTCCAATATTGTCACCAGCCTCGCCCTTGATGACCGCGCCTGTCTCAGGAAATTCAACACGCATGTACGGTGCATGCTTCTTCTCATTCCATGACCCACGAAACTCGACGGGCAGCGTCTCCACAAACTTGCGCGCCTTCCAGAGCAGCGCCTTAGGGTCACCAGTACTGTCGACATATTCCTCTTTACGGGAACCAAAGCCGATGACCATCTCTTTGTTAAACAGGCAAAGCGAACAGGCCATCCCGATCGCCGTCCAGCTCAGCCCCATTTCACGGGATTTTTCGGTGATACCGTTCTCCCGCTTGCCCCAGCGTTCCATAATCCAGTGAATCCACTCTTCCTGTTTCGGGAATAGCAGAAAAGGGATGGTGACCGGCAGGCCATAATCGATATTACGCGGGTCCGTCGTCATGCCCCAGTCGATGATGAACTGAGCCGGGTTAGTACGATAAAACTGCTTCAACGCGGGCAGCATCTCAGGATGCTGGCGAATGCGCTGTAAGCGTTCCATCCGCCATTCAAACACCATCTGATAATCTGGATGTTTGAAATCGAAGGAGAATGGTAACGGCATAATTAACCCATCATTTTTTTGTATAGCTCCGCTGCCTGATCAGTTGTCAGATCAGTATTTTTTCCTGGTAGAGGCGTTTTTTCTGGTTCACTGGCAGTACCTATACTCCATGCTTCTCTCTCTAGGCCGATCAACGTTTTCAGGCTGTCGCTCAGGTCTTTCAGAGATTTCACACGGGAAGGCAGACTGATGACTTTTTGATAAGTTTCGTTGAGCCGGTCACGGCCTTTATCGTCAGGAGCGAACATGATGTCACCCAGCTGCTCCAGCGCCCCCACATCAGCACACTGCGCACCAAGTTCATCAAAAAGCGTGTTTGTGAGTTCCCGGGCCCGGCGAATATCGCCCCGGTGCTCCATGCGTACCGAGGCTATTACCTCCGCTGTGGCTTCTATCAGTACGCGTTCTGTAAGTTCAGTTTTGGTGCGTACCGTTTTGCGTACTTCCTGTTTGCGTACCAGATCATCAGCCTTTTGCTGAATCCTGGCGTTAAGATCACGGGACCAGTCATCACGCTTTGCGCGCTTGCGGATAGCACCTTCACTAATACCATGATGTGACGCAATTTCACGGAGAGACATCACTCCGGCCCGGTATGCCGTCTCGATGGCCTCCCAGTCCGGTTTTGCCAT